CGCATATTACGACCACGAATATGGACGCCAGAGGAAATTTCACCCCGGCGGCGCCCTTTCTGGGTCACCACAACCACGTTTTTTTTCAGTTTCCCAGTTCGTTCAGGGGCGCGATTTTTAACCTCTTCTTTCAGGACCTCGGCGCCGGCTCGGGTGGCATCGCGCAGAACCTTGTTATTTTCGGCTCTGCTGAGCGCCTCCAGATCCTTCGCGATATCGGCCAGACCTGAGAAATCAAGACTCGTTGAAATCACTGTTTCATCCCCTTCTCGCAAAGTAATTCGAGCCTGGTGCCGTTCTCTGCTGAGATAGCCGACTTAATGTCATATATCTCACCATCTCCGGTTGGCGGCAGATGAAGGGCACGCCATCCCGTGGTTACGGGAATGCCTGGATAACGACGCATCCAGATCCGGGTTGTGGTGCTGCTCATCATCTCCCGGCCCGATACATCCGCGACTTCTGCCCGAACCGAAGCAACATCGACCCAGCCGGTTGCAGGCTGTCCGGACGGTAATCGCCCGGTTGCCGGTTTCTGAAGGGTTACCCTGTGCCGCAAACGTCCCGCTTTCATAGGCCATAAATCCGGTAAGGTTGAAGGAGTGCTTCAGTGGATAGGGCCAGTGCAGATGTCACATTCCCAACGTTTATAGCTTCGCGATTTGCGTACCAGTGACCAATCAGCATCAGCATAGCTATTTCGATATCCTCGCCATAAAGCAGCGCGTCTGGATCGGCCATATAAAGCGGATCATCAGCCTTTTCATAAAGCCGACGGCGGGTCCATTTTTCAACATAGCGCTCCGCGGCTTTTATGCCCGTATCGATCCAGGCGTCGTCTTCCGTGAAATCCTGTTCGATATTGCAGTGATGCTTCACCTGCTCTTTAGTAAGCATGCGCGCTCCTTACTTACCTTTGCTCTTTCCTTTTGGATCGGGGTCTTTATCCGGTCCCGGTTTTTTGGCACCGGGTTCTGAGGCATAACCGCGTGCCACCAGCTCGCGACCATGCTGCTCCAGCGTTTCGAACTCAGTACCTTCAGTAAGCACGTTGCCTTCAAAGTAGATGGGCTTGATAGCAATAAGCTTCATGGCTTTCTCCTTAAAGAAAAAAAGAAAAGCGGCCCGCAGGCCGCCGTTAAGGATTACGCGCCGCCACCTGCTGCAGGCGCAGTGAAGGAGCCGTAGATGAACGCCTCAGGGCGTTTCACCGCCAGGGCCAGACGCTCTTCGCAGCGAATCGAGATCATGTTTTTCTCGAAGTCGTCGGCGTTCTCAGTGGAGATCACCACGTTGGCATCTTCACGGTCGAACAGCTGGGCAGCGGCGTTGAATGCACCGGTAAGGAACTTGCCCTGGAATGCGGCAGCTTCGGTCGCCACCACCGGCAGGCCCCACAGGGTTGGCCCGGTCAGGGCCGCCGGGTTCGCCAGGATATAGCGGCCCAGCGTATCCTTGGTGAGTTCAATCTTCGCCCAGTCGATGAAGTGCAGGACGTGGCCGGAAGCTGGGAAGCGCGCCAGCTGCGCCTGCAGCATTGCGAGGCGGAGATCATCGATGCCGTTCTGCTGCTCAACGGTAAAGGCAGCGTCATAAGCAGATGCCTGTGGGACGATGCCTTTCAGGTGCGCCCCGGTACCATCGCCGAAGAGAATCTCCTGCTCTTCGACATATTTCAGGCCGTAACGCATTTCAGCGTCGATAGTGGACTGCAGCTGCGCAAAATCATCCAGGATCTGTTTGGACGCCTTGAACATGTGCGCGATGGTGGTCACCGGAGTGATCTGCGTGGCGAACTGGATATCGCTGTACGGCTTGGCAGTACCTTCCGGCACGACTTTCGCCGCATTGGTGAATCCGGTCTGCTGCACCCAGAAGATAGCTGGTGCCGAGGTGCGGCCCGGAGCAATCAGATCGCGGATGAAAAGGCGCTGTTTCGGTGCGGTGTCGATACCCGGCAGGCGCTGCGGCTCAACCACGCCGGTGGCGACATCCGTGGAAATCAACGCGGCGTTCACAGGCACGCTGACGCGCTTACCGCCTTCCACGCTTGCCGCGAATGCTTTCAGTGCTTCGCTGCTGATGACGGTCTGGCCAACGGTCTCGATCACTTTTGCCGCGTTGGCCAGCGGCATCTGAGCAACCTGCTGCTCAAGCTCGCCCAGCGCGGATTTCAGGCTTGCTTCCGCCGCTTTCAGCCCATTAAATTCTACCGCCATCTTATCGACGGTATCTTTGGTCTGGGCTGAGAGCTCCCCGTTTTTACGGGCCTCTTTTAGAGCCTCTTCTGCTTTAGCATTGAATTTGCCGGTCGCTTCTTCAATGCTGGCAGATACTTTTTTCAGAATTTCATTTAATTCAGACATGACATCTCCGTTTTACTGGGCAGCCGCTTTCAGACCGCTGAGTGCGGCTTCCAGTCGGTCAATAGTTTCGTTTTCGATGGTGGTAGCGCCCGGCGTACCTTCAGGGGTGGCAGCAGCGCCTGGCTTGCTGCCGGATAAGGCTTTAAGGAGTTTTCGACGCTCCGATCGCGGCGTGTTGGTTCTTGCCAGCAGCGCATCAAGCTTGCGCAGCGCCGCCGCCGGGCTGTCGTCGTCGTCAGCAATTTCATCAGCTGAGAGGAGACTGTCAGCAAAGCCCTTCTCCACCGCTTCACTGCCGCCAATATAGGTTTCGCCGTCCATCATCTTGTCGACGGTCGAGGCATCAAGACCGCTACGAGCCTGATAGATATCGCTCATTGCTTTATCAAATGGCTCCATATCCTCAGCAATCTGCGCCAGGTCATGACGGTTGCCCGTTGCCCGCACCCAGGAGTTGTGGATCATCAGGAACGCACCACGCCCAATTTGCACATCGTCACCGGCCATCGCGATAACCGACGCGGCAGACGCTGCCAGGCCGAGAACCTTAACGGTTACCCTGCCTTCGTACTCCCGCAGCAGGTTGTAAATCGCCAGGCCTTCGAACATGTCGCCGCCCGGGCTGTTTATGTTAACCGTCACGTCAGCGCCGCCAAGCGAGCGCAACGCGCCAGCTATGCGGCTGGCTGTCACCCCCTCCCTGGCCGTTACGCCGTCTCCCCAGTAGTCCGCGCCGATCACGTCAAAGATAGAAATGCTGTTGTCACCGTCCCGGGCGGCGCGGATGCCGCCGTTCCAGCGCTCCATTGCCGCTGCCGGCAGGTCAGATTTTTCGCGCGCAAAAGGTCGCCCCTCCGGCGCAGCCGGAAGGCTTTTAATCGTCATGGATGCTCCTAAGCCGCTTTTTTCAGCGGTGACTGTTCGAAGGGAATATCGGGGAATACGTGGTTATGAACCTGCCGCAGCGCGAATGCCTGCGCGGCCTGGCTGTTCTGTTTAAGATCTTCAAGCGGCGTCAGGTTGAGCTGCACCGTGTAAATATCGCCGCCTTCGATAGGAGGCATATTCTCCAGCCGGCGCACATCGTTGCGGGACATCCAGCCATTCTGCAGCGCACTGGTGTAGTACGCCGCACGGCCAGCGCTGTCGGCGCGTAGCAGGCCCTCTACTGAGAACTCAGCAAAGAGGTCCTCTTCGCCATTCAGCAGACAGCGGGAGATCTCCTGCTCGATATTCACCAGCAGCGGGCGCAGCGTGTGGGTCAGGAACTGAAGATTCATCCCCTCCAGGCTCGACGCCCAGCTGCTTTGCTTCGAGGTGTGGCCGACCATAAACGGCGGCACGCGGAACCAGCGGCAGATTTCCTCAATGCTGAATGAGCGACTTTCCAGCATCTGCGCCGCTTCCGGGTTCATGGTGACGTTCTGATATTTCAGCCCGCCCTCAAGAACCATAATTTTTCCGGCGTTTTTAGACCCGGTAAAAGCCTGCATATAGCCCCGAAGTCGCTCTCTTTGATCCTTATCAAGCGCCTGGTCAGCTGAAAGAAAGCCCGAGCTTTGCAGGCCATTTTCGAAAATCTTTGCAGCTGACTCTTCGACGGCCATCGCCGCGCCGATCACGTCACGACCCGTCATCATTGGCATCATGCCGCAGACACCATCAAGGCCAAATCCCCGGATGTGCATCAGGTTCTTTTCGGAGATAACGCGTTTCTTGCCGTCCTCGGTGTAGGTGTATTCCAGCCTCCCGGTATCCAGCCGCTTCACCACCATATTCTGGGGCAGCAGTGGCACCAGCGACACCAGCTTATTGCCGATAAACAGCTTCTCGACAAATGTATTACCGCGCAGACAGATGCTGGCCACCACCATGAGCATGAACCGGGACGGCGTCATTTCCAGATTGGGACGGCGACAAAGCACCTGATAAACCGGATGGTTCTGCGCCAGCTTGCGCGAGCCATCAGCCTGCCGGCTGTAAATCTTAACCGGCAGCGTGGACACCGACTCGCTCAGAAGCCGGACGCAGGCCCAGACTGCCGAAAGCTGGATCGCCCGATCTGCCGTGACGACCTTGCCGCTGCTGCTCGTGCCGTACCACTCCTGCCAGAACGTTCCGGTAGTCAGGCTGATGGGCACGCCCAGCCAGTTGAGCAAGGCACTTTTTACCTTGCCCGGCTGCTTACTTTTCTTCATCAGAAACCTACCATGATTGGATTTTCAAAGAAGCCGCTCAGATCCTGAGCATCATTACCACCATTGACCAGCATCCGGCTTTTAGCCGTAAACAGTGCAACCGGTCCGTCAATTTTGTTTTCAGGTGTGGACTTGTTCGGGAAGATGTTGTCGTTTTTGTCGGGCTTAACCGTGACGTTTGACATCATCCACCGCATTACGGGGTTGTCGTCATGGTGGAACTTGTTGCCGTAAATCTCCGCCTGCACTGATTTCATGGACTCAGAAAGGTTTTTGACCGTCTGTGCGACTTCCACCAGCGGCAAGCCTTCCTCCGCAAGTGACAGACTGAACTGCACTGCGCTCCAGGGATCGAAAGCAATCTCCTTGATGTTCTCGCCCTTCACCCACTCCACAATGTCGGCTTTAATCATGCCGTGATCGATAACGTCCCCGTCAGTCAGCTCGAGATATCCGGCGTCGGCCCACTTCCTGTAAAGTTCTGCAATATGGGCTGGCGCTGTTTCCAGTCGCCCTTCCGGGATCCAGAAGCGTGGCTGCATATGAGTTTCACCTGCAGGATCGCGCCAGGCTTTCACCGCTGCACAAATATCGATTTTGTTGGCGAGGTCGACCCCCACCCACAGTGGCCACGCCTTACGCTCAGCTTCCGAAGCAATGCCCGGCATTTTTGCCCAACGGTCCATGTCCATCCAGGCGCTCTCGGCAGTTACCCAGATGTTCAGGTGCTTGGTAAAGAAGTTCGGCCGCGCCGCGACCTGCTCCTTTGCCTTTTTGGCAAGGCGGCGCATGTCGTCCCAGCGCTTACAGATACCGAGGCCGGGGTTAGCTTTCGGCCAGTTGGACTCGTCAAAGGGATCGTCGCCTTCGTCGAGGGTATAAATCAGGGCAAAATAGGTGTCATCCTCCACCACGCCGCGCAGCACCTTGATGGCGTAATCCCGCTGCTCGTAACAGATTCCCTCTTTATTGGTACCCGCCGTCGTTATTGCGAAAAGCAGGGACTGAAGGCGCGCACCGGTAGCTGTTTCCAGAACGTCCCAGACATCACGGGTACGGTGAGCGTGCAGCTCGTCGACAATGCCGCAATGTATATTCAGGCCGTCAAGGTTATTCGCATCGCTGGAGAGCGGTTCAAACTTAGAGGCCGAACGCTCCTGGTGAATGTTGAGCTTAACGTGACCAAAAAGACGCCCCAGCGTGCGGGGGGCTTTCTTGATCATGTTCTTGGCATCATCAAAAACAATCCGCGCCTGGTCCCGGGTCGTCGCAGCTGAGTAAACTTCAGCGCCACCCTCGCCATCGGCACCGGTCATGTACAACCCAATACCAGACGAAAGTGTGGACTTGGCGTTTTTACGCGCCACCTCGTCATAAGCCGTGCGGAAGCGGCGCACCATGACAGCTGCACCATCCTCCATAACCACTTCACCCGTCATCTCATCAACTAAATGTATGACGAAGCCAAACAGGTTTATCAGTATGAAAACGTGCCAGGGCATCAGCTTGATGGGCTTTCCAGCCAGCGCACCTTTGACGTGAGGTACAAAATCATAAAAATCGAGAATGTGCTGGGCGCGACCTTCGTTGAAGTACACGCCCCGCTTCGGTCCGTGCTCTAAATCATTGAAGAATCGCTGGCACGCCAGGCGTACCAGTTCGCCAGCAACAATCTCGCCAGACAGCACGCGCTCGGCGTACTGAATACCTTCCGAAACCGTTGCCATTCATCATTTGCGCTTTTTAAGAAATTCATCCAGTGGATCGGCCTCATCCGGGCCTTTAGCGCCAACCTTGGACCGGCTGGCCGGGGTCATGCCGAATTCAGCGAGCATTGCCCTGATGCGCTTCCACGCATCGGCTTTCATCACTGCCGCCGGGTGCGGCTTAATCATCCTGATTTCCCGCTCTTTCCCTTCGTCCGGCTCATCCTCGCTGTAGACGGCGTAGGTGTAACCTTCCCGCTCTAACGTCTCGCAGTGATTCCGGTACTCTGTGTAAGCCTCGATCAGCAGTTCAAGTGCTTTAGCGTCCAGGGTCGTCATCACCCCGACAGCATCGAGCTCTTCGCCAATTCGCTTAAACCAGTACTTCCCCATCTTGTCGAAATGCTTCGGAACTGGGGGTACCCCAGAAGCGGGTTTTGGCTCCTCTTTATTGACAGCTCGTTTTGATGGGTTCCCCTTCACCAAAGCCAGATGTGTCGGGGTTTTCGGTGGTCCTGGCATAATCGAAAACTCCTATTAATCGATGGTGGGGATCCCCATAAAAAAGTTTTCTAACCTGCGGCGGTGTGAAAAAAGGTTAGGCGGCGGTCCTTAGCAGGCAGGGGCCTGAACTTTTAACCCGCCCTCCCCGTTGATGAAAATCGATATCATTCACATCAGGATGATTGCATTTGAAATCATTTCACATGCTGTCGTTACGAATCATTCTCACTCAGGTCTATCCTGACCGGGTGCTCGTTCATGCCGGCATCAAGGCTAAAGATGGCGGTGATGCTGGGCATGGTGGCCGGTTCGGTGTTAACTGTGGTACTCAACTGCTGGCTGA